TTGTTGTTGGTAAAGAATACAACCCAGACGCTGGCACATATGCATTATTCGTAGTTAATATTCAGGGTACATTCTCTGCTAGCGAAACAATTACTGCATCAAATCCATTAGGTTATCCTACTGCTGCATCTGGAACAGTTGGAACAATTACAACTAAGGCACTTGGTAGCACTTTAATCTCTAACTTCAATGGCGAGTTAAATTTACTATTCAATATTCCAAATAATGAACAATTAAGATTCCGTTGCGGTAGTCGTGAATTAAAACTGGTAGATGTAACCACTGCAACTGGAGCGTTTACTTCTCGTGCAAGAGCAAATTATCGTGCAGAGGGTATTCTTGAAACTAAACAAAGAACAGTACATGCTGTTCGTAATGCAGAACTAGCGCAAGAACCACTTGAGGATAATCAAGTTATCACTCAAACTTCTGATCGAGTCGTTGCTGATACTGGTTGGTGGGATCCTCTTGCGCAAACATTCTTAATCGAACAAAAGGGTGGATGCTTCTTATCTAAAGTTGATGTATTCTTTGCATCTAAAGATACTGCAATCCCAGCTACATTAGAAATTCGTGAGGTAGTTAATGGATATCCAGGAAAACGAGTTTTACCGTTCTCTCGTGTTACATTAAAACCAGAATCTATAAACCTTTCTGAGACAACAGTATTATTAGATGGAGTAGAAACACCTTCTTATAATACACCAACTACATTTACATTCCCAAGTCCAGTTTATGTACAAGAGAACACTGAGTATGCTATCGTTTTAGCGTCAGATTCAAACAACTATAAAGTTTGGATTTCTCAAGTGGGTGATCAAATGCCTGGAACTGCTCGTACTATTTCTGAGCAACCATATCTTGGTTCACTGTTTAAATCTCAAAATGCTTCTACTTGGACAGCAGATCAAACTCAAGATTTGAAGTTTACAATCTATCGTTGTCAGTTCGAAACTGGTGTTAATTCTAATATTGAATACACAAATGATGCTTTATCAAAAGTTACATTAGGTGTTAATCCATTCGAAACTCGAGCAGGAGTTGCTAAAGTTCGTGTCTGGCAAGACAATCATGGTATTCCATCTGGTTCTTATGTAACTATTAGTGGTGTTTCTGCCGATGTCAATGGTATTGCTTTTGCAGGATTTAATACAACTCATACAATTAGTGATGTTGATTTGGACAGCTATTGTATTACACTTGCTTCAAATGCAACGGCATCTGGATATAGTGGTGGTTCTGTAGTTAAGGCAACAAGACACATTCAATATGATGCAGTTCAACCATTAGTTCAACTACAATCTTTCTCTGAGACTCCGATTAGTTTTGGAATACAAGGTGTTACTGGTAAATCCGTTGATTCAACTTCACAAGTAGCTTATGTTCAAGATACTGTTTATAGTGGTGTGTTAGCAAATGAGACTAACTATTTCGGTATACCGAAGATGATTGCTTCTGAACAAAATGAAGCTGATGCTGTATTTGGATTAAGTGGTGATAAATCAGTTAAATTTAACATTGTTATGAGCAGTTCAAATGACGCATTATCACCAATTATTGATACTCATAGAACAAGTTTGATTGCTATTGGAAATAAAGTTAATAATCCATCAGAGACTAATCTCAATGTGGCTTCTTTAGATTACAATGTATTAATAAGTAACAGTCCTACAATAAGCATTAGTGGTAGTACTATTGTAACTGCAGCTAGTGCAGTTGCTTCGCCAGCAACACTATCTGGTGTTGCTATCTCTGGCACTGCTGGTCAGTTTACTTGTACTGCAACTACATTGGTGGTTGGTAGTAGAATTACCATCACTGGTACACTAGGTGGTACTGGCACTATTACTGGTTATGCAACTGGTACACAATATCAAGTTTCTGCCATTACAGGTAGCGGTTCTTCTGTAACTGGGTTTACTTTAAAAACTACTGCTGATGTGGCAATTGTTACAACTGCTGGTACACCTACTGGCTTAACATATACCGCATACATTGCTCCTGCGCAAGATGCATTTAAAACTGCCACTGTTGGTAAGTATCTTACTATCGCTGGCGCAAGTTCTGGAACAAGCACTAAGTTAATTACAGCAGTTGCTGCAGATGGTACTTCTATCACATTCGACTCTGCTCCAACAGCAGTTACTGGTAATGTAACAATAACTCAAAGAGAAAGATTCGCAGCTGAAAATGCTCCTTCAGAAAGTTCCACATATAGTAAATATGTGACTAAGAGAGTTAATCTAGCAGCGCACTCTAATTATCTAAGAGTTAAATTTGCAGCTAATCTTCCAGCTGATGCTTCTATTGAAGTTTGGTACAAAACTAATATTGTTGGTTCCAATGTACCATTCGGAAATGCTTCATATTCACAAATGACAATAGATTCTCCTATTATAACTTCATCTAATCAAGAAGATCAATTCTATGATGCTTCTTATTCACTGGATGATTTGATTGCGTTTGATGCTGTGCAAATTAAGATTGTTATGAAATCTTCTAATAGTTCTCAAGTGCCAAGAATTAAAGATCTTCGTGTGCTTGCCTGCGTATAATGGAAGGTTTCGTTAAAATACAAAACAAGGATGGTCTTATAAGAGATCTATCCAGTGGTGCAGTGATAAATACAAATAGAACAGATCGTGAAAACTATTTGCAAAAAAGAAATGCAGCTAAAGAATTGAATCAACAAATTAAACAAAACGCTGATAAAATTGAAAAGATTGAGTCAGATGTAACAGAGATAAAAGAGATGCTCGCAATGCTTATTAAGGGTAAACAATAATGGCAACAATCGTACTTCGCAGTGTAAAAGGCAGTCCGCTAACGATTGCAGAGGCAGACGCTAACTTTGATAACCTAAACACTGAGGTTGGAACAAAACTAGCAACAGCTACATATACTGCAGCTGATGTTCTAACAAAAGTTAAAACAGTTGACGGAACAGGTTCTGGTTTAGACGCTGACTTACTAGATGGTTTAAATAGTAGCAGTTCAGACACTAGTGGAAACTCTGTTGTCACTAGATCTTCTGGTAATTTTTCTGCAAATATTATTACTGCCAATTTAGTTGGTAATGTCACAGGTAATATTACAGGTAATTTAACGGGAACTGTGACTGGTAATGCAACCAATGTTAGTGGTGTAGTTGCGATTAATAATGGTGGTACTGGTGCTACAACTGACACTGCAGCTAGAACTGCACTCGGTTTAGGAACTATGGCTACGCAAGCTGCAAATAATGTTACTATTACTGGCGGATCTGTAACTCTAACGACTGCATTGGCAATTGCCTCTGGTGGTACTGCAGCTACATCGACAACACAAGCAAGAACAAACTTAGGTTTAGTTATCGGTTCTGATATTCAACCATTCTCTAATAATCTAACAGCACTCGCTGCTGTAACTACTCATGGCTTCTTTGTTAAAGATTCTGCAGGTACAGCATTAACAAGAAGTGTTGCAGCTGGTGCTAATATTTCTATCACTAATGGTGATGGTGTTGCTGGCAACCCAACGATTACTGGTTCACCAAATCCATCCGTAAATTACATTGTTAAGACTGGAACTAATGGTTCTGGTGATATTGGACAATCTGCAAATAGATTCGCTGTTATTTACGGTACGAGCACTTCTGCTCGATACGCTGACTTGGCAGAAAGATATACAACTGATCAAGAATATGAAACAGGAACTGTTATTACAGTATCGTTAGACTCTTCTGCAGAAGGTACTGCTTCTTTTAAATATGCTCAAAGAGTTCTTGGTGTTGTTTCTGCCAAACCTGCATTTATTATGAATGATGAAGCAGAAGGACAGGCATTGGCACTTCGTGGTCGTGTTCCAGTTAAAGTTGCTGGTCCGATCAACAAAGGACAACCTCTTGTTGCAAATCAAGATGGTCGTGCCATTGCTGGAGATCATCCAAATAGTTTTGCCATTGCTCTTGAAACTAATTTAGATCCTAATGTAAAACTTGTTGAATGTGTGATTTTATAATGCTTTATGACATCTCAACCAATCGTCTTTCATAAGACAAATGTATCTCTTTCAGATATACTAATCCCAAAAGACTTAGTGGTCTATCTTAAGACCACTGAGACTTGCCAATTAAATTGCCAACACTGTTTTACAAATGGTGTCAATGGTAAAAAGATATACTTTAATCCCCAGAATACTGTAGAGTGGTTTGAACGACTCCACGAGGAATGCCCAACTTTTAATGGTGGTAATATTACATTTCATGGAGGAGAACCATTCCTTGCTCCTCTAGATGACATGTACTATGTTTGGGATAAGGTATCAAAATTATTTCCAAATCTTAACTGGTCGTGTTCAACTAATCTATGTTTCAATTTAACAGAAGACCATATGGAGTTTTTCAGAACTGTTTTAAAGAATGGATTCTGTACCTCATGGGATAAGGGTATTAGATTTGAGAATGATAAACAAGAAAAACTCTGGCGAAAGAATCTTCAAATTGTAGTAGATGCTGGGTTTAATATCACTCTAAACATTAGTCTTAATAAACAACTAATGGAAATGGATACTACTGAGTTAGTTCTATGGTTAAATACGCTGGGTGTAAACTGGGTTCAATTCGAACGACTAACCCACGATGGTTCGGCTCTAGTAAACACTCATATATTTCCTGCAAATAAGGATCAAGACGACTGGTTTGTTAGAATGCATGAAACCTATCAGACAATAAAACCTAAATATAAAGATGTCCTCTTAGAAGGTGTGTATTCCTCTATAACTAAGGGAATACATGGTGGGGTTCGTTGCAGAGATTGTGAACAGAAAATCTTTACAATCAATGCCGATGGAACTGTGGCTGGATGCCCAAACGCTGCAGTTGGTAATGGGTTTGGAGATATATCTCAGCCCATTAGAACTTTACTCTCCGCCAGAGGAAGAATAAATAACATTACATGCGAGGTAGAAAGAGACCCTCGTTGCTATACCTGTGATGTATTTGATATCTGCAATAGTGACTGCCATCAATTGAAGTGGCAAGGAGATATCTGTGCAGCACCGAAAACACTAATGCAAAGGTTAAAAAATGACAACAGCTGGCGATAATATAACAAAAGCAAATATCGTTGCTCAAATGCAAACATTTGATAATTATAACACAGGTATTGTTTGGCATAGTGGTAATCAACCATTTCAAACAAATATAACTGGCGGTAATGCTAGTGGTTATTCTGTTGGGGGTTATGCCGCAGATATTTCTGATACAAATGTGACAGT